ACATCACACCACGGCCAACTGTCGAGTCCGTTCTCGTAGAAGCTTGTGTCCGGAATGTGCTTGATGAAGTCAACCTGCTTGGCCGTCAGAGTGATTCCGTTGCTCTCGTGAGCGATGTCCTTGGAGCGGCGGGGCTTCCTCTTTGCCTTGCACTCGTCCCAATGCTCCTGCAGGGTCTTGTGGCCGTTGAATGCGGCCTCGGTCTCGCGGTCCTTCCTGTCCTCGGCTTCCTTGCGGGCCTCGAGTTCGGCATTGGCTTCTGCCTCCCACGCGTCGCTGTCTGCGTTGTCCTGCCCTGTCTGCAGGTACTGCTCGAATGCGATCTCCCATTCGGACTTCGGGATCCTCTTCTGTCCTTCTGCGGTCTTCTTGTAGTAATATCCGGGTCTGGTCTGTGTGAAAAGTGTTCCTTCAACTTCGATTGTGATTACGTTAACCTGTGCGTTTGCCATTTTATTTTCCTCCTTGGGATTTTGCTCTATTGTATTCTATTCTATTGGCTCTTCCTTGCTACTTTTCGTTGGCCGCCCGATTGATTCAACCATCTGACCAACTACTGCTTCGTCTTAGGTTCGCCGCCCCGATGGGTTTTCCTTCCATCTATAAACATTATAACATGGAAAATACCCTTTTGTCAATTGGCAATTTGCACAAAGTTTTATACCTCTTTATTGTGCAATTTGCTAATGGGCACGTTGTTGTATCCTGTTGCATGGCCTCTTTTGTTGTATTCTACAACACCGAATACAACAAGGGGCCTTCAAAACTTCAAAACAAGCTTCCCGCTTTACATTTGAAACTGTTGTACTGTTGCAACAAGCGTTAGTTGTTGTGTTGTATTGTATTGTAATCTCTTTGGAGATACAATACAATACAACAATACAACGCCGACCATACAACATTACAACAAGCAGATCCCTTGACATTTGGGGATATTGTGTGATATAATGATAGTGGAGGTGAATATAAATGGCATATATCGATTTCCCCGACGGTCTCAAGGGTCAGAAGGAGCGGAAGAAATTCTGGCTATCAGAACCGGGACTCAAGTTGATTGCCGGATGGCGAAGAAATGGGACTCCGCTGACCAAAATAGCCAATGAATATATAGGTGTGAGCAACACCGCCTTTTTCGGTCACTGGCTCAAAGAATCCGAGGATCTGCGAAAAGCAATAAATAATTCAAAAGATGTGGCGAATCTTTCGGTTGAAGAAGCCCTGTATAAAAGGGCCACTGGTTATGATTATTGGGAAGAAGTATGGGAACTCGTTGAGGGTGAGGTAATCTTAACCAAGAAATATAAAAAGCACCTGCCACCAGACACCAAAGCAATTTTGCACTGGCTGTTCAATAGATTGCCGAATCAGTGGAGATCCATTCAGGAACCGCTCGAGAAAACGCAATATACCGAAACTGTGCAAAGTATTTTGGTTGCCATGAAGGAAGTTGCCGAAAGCAAGACACCTCAACAAATTGACGTTAATGAGGAGGAAGAACAGGTTGAATGAGCTTCTTCCTTTTTAAAAAAGAACGCCATAGTATTCCGGATGCCACGGGAAGCCACGGAGAGGCCTTCCCTTGCGCTAGAAGGCAACAGGTGGGATGTTCGTATGGTTGGACAGCTCGAGGACAAGGGAGAGGCTCTCTTTAAATAGTATGCAGACATCATTTAACCTTACAACGAAACAAGCTGAATACATTAAAAACGCGGATCACAGATGGAATGTGGCTTGCGGAGCGGTGCGATCCGGTAAATCCTATTGCCAGATTTCATACTGTATACCCGCGAGACTCATGGAGCGAAAAGGCCTTCGTGGACTTCGTGTAATACTCGGGGCCACCCGGGATAACATCGAAAGAAACGTCCTTCAGCCCCTGCGGGATATTTACGGTGATTCCATAGCCACTGAGATCAACTCCAAGAATTTTTCGAAGATCCTTGGGGAAAAAGTTTATTGCATCGGAGCAGACAACATAAGACAGGTGTCAAAGATCCGAGGATCCGAGATTGCGTACTGCGCTATTGACGAGGCCACGGATATAAATCGAGAAGTCTTCGAAATGCTAAAATCAAGGCTGTCCCTGCCTTGGTCCTGCTGTGATATCACAACAAACCCGGCAAGCCCCAACCATTGGTTTAAGGAATTTCTAGATTCAAAGGATCAGGGAGTTGACATTTATCTGCAGGAATATACGATATACGACAATCCATTCCTGCCACCCGAGTATGTTCACGCGCTCGAGACTGAATATGCCGGGACCGTTTGGTATGACAGGTATATTTTGGGACTCTGGACCCTTGCCGAAGGGCTTGTTTACCCCAACTTTACTGAAGCGGTGGAGGACCTTAACTTTACAAATGATGCAGATGACTACTGCGTTTCACTCGATTACGGTACATCAAATCCATTCGCCGCACTACTCTGGGAAAAGCGTGGGGAAATATGGTACTGCACCCGGGAACTGTATTATTCAGGCCGAGACACCGGAGACCAGAAGACTGACGATGAATACCTGCAGATGCTGAACGGGTTTGTAAGCGATGTTCCGCAGATACGCAGTGTAAGCACCTTTGGAGGATCCCAAATCGAACGGATCCCAATAATTGTGGACCCGTCAGCCGCGTCATTCATCGCGCTGTTGAGAAAATCCGACGTATTCAAACCCCGTCTTGCCGATAACGATGTAATTAACGGAATTAGAAATGTTAACACTGCGATGCATCGAGGACTTATCAAAGTAGACAGCAAATTGAAACACTGGAAAGACGAGATCCAGTCTTATGTATGGGATCCGGATTCAGTAGAGGACAGGCCGATTAAAGACAATGATCACTTAATGGATGCAATGAGGTACTTTATAAATACAAACCGAATAGTTAAAAACAGGAGGGAATCATAAAAGCACATGAAAACATTCGAAGATTTGCAAGCAGTCACCACTGAAGAGGACCTGCAAGGGTTTATTCTTGCCGCTATCAACGATCACAAGAACAGCCCACTATTTAAAGAAGCTGAAGTTGCATACGAGTATTTCCGGAAACGCAACGTTACCATCAATCAATATCAGAAGTTGCTTTATACATTATCTGGCGAATCAGTTCCTGATAACTTCTCTGCCAACTACAAATTCACTAATGCCTTCTTTCCGATCTTTATCAGGCAGGAGGTGTCATATCTTCTGGGCAATGGGGTAACATTTAATGAGGACGGAACCAAGGACAGACTCGGCGGTGCTATGTTTGACAACCAACTTGTAAGAGCAGGTGAATATGCGCTTTGGGGCGGTGTATCGTTTGGATTCTGGAACTTGGATCACCTTGATGTGTTTAAGGTGACCGAGTTTGTCCCGCTAATAGGCGAGGAGGATGGCGCGCTTCATGCGGGGATAAGGTTCTGGCAGATTGACAAGAATAAGCCTTTAAGGGCCACACTTTATGAGCAGGACGGATATACTGAGTACATCTGGCGCAATGGCAAATGTGAGATCCTGTCTGCCAAGAGAGCATACACACAGATTATTCGAGAAAGCCGTGCCGACGGCGTGGAGATCCTTGAAGGTCGGAATTATCCAAGCTTTCCAATAATTCCGCTTTGGGGAAATAACGAACATCAATCCGAGCTGACTGGACTTCGTGAAAAAATTGACGGCTATGACCTTATTCAGTCCGGATTTGCAAATGACCTTGATGATGCAAGCCAGATTTACTGGGTTATCCAAAATGGTGGAGGCATGGATGATATCGACCTTGCTAAATTCATTGAACGGATGAAGACGGTAAAGGCGGCAGTCATGGAAGACGGCGGGGCGCAGGCTGAGGCGCACACTCTTGAAGTTCCCTACGAAGCCAGAATGCAAGCTTTAAATGAAATTAAAGATAGTTTATACCGCGATGCCATGGCTCTTGATGTTGACAAAATCAGCGCAGGAAATATTACGGCAACACAGATTAAGGCAAGCTACGAAAATCTGACGCTAAAGTGTGACGCTTTCGAGTACTGCATAAATGACTTTATCAAGGCTCTGCTTGCTCTCGTTGGAATTGATGACGAGCCGACACTAAGGCGCTCACAGATTATCAACATGCAGGAGGACACTCAGATGGTGCTGTCTGCGGCTCAGTATCTGGATGACGAAACGATACTGAATCATCTGCCGTTCCTAAATACTGATGAAGTTGCCGAAATACTTGACAGACTAACTATCGAGGAGTCAAATAGATATGAAACTAGACGAAGCGAGGAAGAAAACTGATAAAGAGCTTGAAGATATGGAGCGCAGACTGACAGAGATCTACGAACAAGCGCAAAAAGAGATAACTGAAAAGTGGAATGCTTACATGGAGCGGGGAGAGAAACGTCTTTCCGCTCTGCGTGAATCAGGAGATATAAAAGCATATCAGCAAGCCCTTGGAAGTTATACTCTGCAAAACCAAAGATATAAGGAAATGATAGCTCAGACCACAGAACGGCTTGCCCATGTGAATGATATTGCCCTTGCTTATATCAACGATCAGATGCCGTCAATCTATGCTCTGAATTATGACCAGAGCAAAGAGGTTGCCGATCAAATAGGGATCTCATTTAATCTTGTTGATGAAAGCACTGTAAAACGTCTTGTCAGGGATGGAGATGTCCAACTGCCTAAAAAGAAGATGGATATTCCGAAGGACCAAAGATGGAACACAAAGCAGTTGAACAGTTCTCTGCTTCAAGGGATCCTGCAAGGCGAGAGCATGGATAAGATCGCAAAGAGGATCTTGCCTATTGTTGATAATAATCGCAAGGCGGCGATCCGCAATGCTCGAACTATGGTTACAGGAGCCGAGAATAGGGGCAGACTTGACAGTTATAAACAGCTTGAAAACGACGGATTAATCCTCAATAAAGTTTGGATGGCCACGCCTGATGGAAGGACCAGAGATTGGCATGTTGACATGGATGGTCAGGAGGTTCCGATAGACCAATACTTTATCGATGGACTGGGAAACGAGCTTGAATATCCCGGAGATCCGATGGGTGCTCCTGAGTCCGTCTATAACTGCCGCTGTACTATGATTACAAATGTTCAGGGCTTCCGACACGATGATGGATCCGTGAGCATGATCGATTACGAGCCTGAAGAGGAAACGTTGCATGATGTTCAGATGAGGGAAGAGAAAGCCCGTAGAAGTAGCAAAGAACAAAAGCCTGAACAACCTCAAAAAATAAATGAATTTGCGAATAAAGAAAAGGAAAGGCTCGATAATTTAAGTGGTGGCAAACTTGGAATTGAACTTGATAGGACAGGAATGTTCGATAGGCAAGAATTATTGTCAGCAATGAAGAATGGTACATTAGATGAGTATAAGGACGAATATATAAGAATTCTCAATGAGAATGGAGATGTTACGATAAAGGGTGACAAGACCACAGAAAATGGATCTGGAAAAAGTGACATTCCGAGAGAAAATATGGAGAACGAAATACGAAGTAAAGCTGTTGCAAGTGGAATGTCTGAAGATGAAATTAATAAAATGTTTAACGAGGCAAGTAAGTTTTTCTCTGGTGAATGGGACAGAGCGAACAGTGAGTATGTCGATAAATTCATAGAGCTTACAGCTACATATGATGGCGTTATCCAAAGAGGACTTCACTTTGATACGAGAGATGCGTTTGACTCATTTATGAATGGCATTGAAAAAGGTTCTGTTATTGGAATGGACGGGAAAAACTCATCATGGACTTCCGACATGGCCGTTGCAAGACGATATTCTCACATGGGGGATGATTTTGTTAATAGTGTTATCCTTGTTTGCGATAAGAATGTCACAGCGTCTGCGACTTGTCAGTATTCTGGGTATTCTGATGAAGAAGAGGTGACCGCACTAAGCTCTGCACGATGGACTGTTACAAAAGTAGATCTGAGCATCTCTAATCAAGGAGCAGGGAAAGCAACTATACATGTGATCGAAAGGACGAACCAATGACGAGAGAAGATAGGATAAACGAGCAAAACAAAAATATCGTTATACTGAGAAAAGGGTACGGAGATAAGAATAGCGGAAGGAGTGCTACCGATGGCAGACGGACTGACAACGATAATCGATAACTCTGATAAGATCCTTGAAGAATTTAATAAGCAGATTGAAAACGGTCTGAAAGCTATTGGTTTGAAAGCAGAGGGTCATGCAAAAGGCGAATGCCCCGTCGATAGCGGAAGACTCAGAAATTCAATTACATTTGCTACAAATAGTTATCATTCTCCCGGTAATACAAATAAGCCGCCTAAATCGTTGTTGAAGTCTCCGCCACAGGACGCAGAACCCAAAGATTATGCTTTACTCGGAACACCTGAAAAGGCAAGCGTATATATTGGAACTAATGTCGAATATGCGGAAAGAATTGAAAACAGAGACTCTGCTCATACGACCGGAAGGGCACATTTTCTTAAAAACGCCGCAAGTAATCATGGCGACGAATACAGAAAAACAATGGAGGCGGCGCTCAAGAAATAACATGTTGTATGATACAACACTGCAACAAAATTGCAATTCGCCCGGTCTCGAGAGCCTGTGTTGTTGTTGTATTGTATTCCACCTTTTAGGTGGATACAATACAATACAACACGCTCGGACCCACAACAAGTTTGGCAAAATAATGATTTCCACTTGACTAGAATATACAATATGTGTTACAATAAAATTGGATAAAGGTAACTATCCAAATCTCGAATGATAAAGTAATTTCACCGAAGCAAAGGAGAGAGAATAATGTCACTCACACGAAAGTTTTTGTCAGCAATGGGAATTGAGGACGACAAAGCCGAGCAGATCATCAGTGCTCACCTTGAGACCGTAGACCCGCTAAAGAAAGAACGAGACGAGTATAAGGCAAAGGCGGACCAGTTCGATGGCGTTCAAAAGGAACTGAACGCAACAAAACAGAAACTTCAGGGTTATGAGGATCCCGAAAACAAGGATTCGTGGAAAGTCAAATACGACGCTTTAGCAGAAGAAAAGAAAACCCTGCAGAAGGAATATGATGATTATAAGGCCGACGTATCCGCAAAAGAATTGACTGCCCAGAAGCGGGAGGCTTATCGCAATCTGCTCAAATCCGCTGGAGTTTCCGAGAAACGACTTGACTCCATTCTTAAGGTTTCAGATTTCAATTCGATTGAACTTGAAGATGGGAAGATCAAGGACGAAGAAACCCTGACGAACTCCATCAAAGATGAATGGTCTGATTTCATCGGAACGGAAAGCAAACAGGGAGCGGGTGTTCCCAATCCACCCGTGGGCGGTAACAACATTAACGTTCGTGGAGTAACGCAAAGTAGAGCGGCTCAGCTTGCCGCACGACATCATGAGAGCCTCTATGGTGGAGGCAATTCAAACAAGGAGGAATAACTAATGTCTTTTGTAGGAGATGTTAAACAGGGCAAGACTTATGCACCCGGCTATTTTTTGGCGCATGAGGAATGCACGAGAGAAACAAGAGAAATGCCTGCTACTGGCAGTCTTGTAACGACTGCTGACAACGGTGCAAAATATGTTAAGATGGGAACGATCTACCCGTCAAACGATGCCAATGCCGTTGGCATTGTATACGAAGATGTGGATGTTTCCACGGGTGCAATGCCCGGATCTGTTGTAACTAAAGGCGAAGTCATTGAGGCAAGACTTCATACTGCACCTGCTACAGCGGCCAAATCCGCTCTTACCGCACTTGGTATCAAGTTCGTTACCGAAGGTGCTGTAACAAGACCCAACTGGACTTGATAAGAAGGAGGTAAAAGAAAATGGCAGATATTCGTTGGGAAGACGATATTTTTGGTAAAGTTGCTCAGGCTGATTGGATCGATGTAGGTGCTCAGGTCCCGACAAGACAGAATGATCCGATTGACGGTCTGTTCGGGGATGAGAAGACCGATAACATTGTGGCTAAGTGGGAGTCGATTGCTTCTGAATATCAGATCCCTGTCATGGCTCAGTTCCATGGCTTTGACACTGAGGCAAAGACGACCTTCAGAGTTCCGATTGATGTTCACAATATTGAGAAGGGACTTATCAAAGTTAAACTCAACCAGTCCGAAAGACTTCGCGTACTGAAGAACAGAGGTGTTGTTGGCAATGAAGCCCTGTATGATTACGTTCTGGAAGATGGTATCAGGCTTGCCGATCAGGTTGTTACCAGAACGAAGGTAGCAAAGAATGAACTCATGGCTACTGGTGAAGTTACGATTAAGGAGAACAACCTTAACTTAACTGTTGACTATGGCGTTCCGTCTGCGAACAAAGCACATACTCTTGACGTTGGTACAGGGGCAAGTGCTGATATCCTCAGCCAGATTCAGGTTATTATAGATGCGGCTACAGCTCAGGGAATAACCATCACAGGTATAATGACAAGCCGTGAAGTGCTCACCAAGATCCGCAAGAATGCCGCACTTCAGACCGCAATCAATGGCAACGTTGGAGCAGGCGCGCTTGTTCGTCAGACAGCCCTCGCTGATTTCCTGAATGAGGAATTCGGAATTGGACAGATTGTTACAAACGACCTGACCTATGGTGCAAGTGCTACTATCGGAACTAACGGAAGACCATCTATTGTTCAGAAGAGATACTACCCGAAGAATAAGATCACGTTCTTTGCCGCTAACCCCGGTGGTGCACTTGGTACAGGCCTGTGGGGAGATCCGCCCGAGGTTGACATGGGACAGTTCTACCCGGTGGATGGTTCTGGCGTGTCCCCGTACGTCTTCATTACTCAGAAAATGGAGTGGGATCCTGCTGTCCTCTGGACAAAAGCAAGCGGTCTGTTCATGCCTGTTCTTTACAATCCGAACAGCCTGTTTATTGCTACTGTTAGCGAGACACCTGCTACCTGATGGAGGTAACCAATGTATAAGGTTATAATTCGTTTTGCAGATCTGACCGATAAGAATCACATTTACGAGGTAGGCGATGCCTATCCTCGTGATGGGTTTGAAGTCTCGGATGAGCGCATATCTGAGCTTTTAGGCTCGGGTAATAAAGTTGGTAAGCCTGTTATAGAAAAATTGATTACAAAGGCTTCAGAAGCATCCAATAAGAAGTCAGAGCCAGTCAAATCTGCAAAAAAGAAGAAAACCGAAGAATGATTATAAGGACGGTGCGATATGCTCACTGAAATTTGTGCGAAGCTGAAGAATTATTTCTGCCTTGAAAAGGACAAGGTTTTTGGTGATTTTGTTGTTGAAAATGGAGCAATCTCACCGTCCGTTAATTTGCTCGAAGGACAATACTACAGAATAGTAGGAAGCGTATTCAATGACGGTGTTCATAAGTACGATGATGTTCTGACAGATGAACCTGAATTCCATGGGGCCATCTGGAAGATGCGAGTGCCGCAGGACGTAATACAGCTTGCTACTGATATTGAAGCATGGCAAGCAAAGTACGGCGGTGTTGACTCGTCGAACATGTCACCGTATAGTTCCGAATCTTTTGGTGGTTACTCGTATACCAAAGCACAGGGATATGCAAGTACTGGTGATGGATCGATGCAAAATACTTGGGATGCTGTTTTTGCGTCAAGGCTTTCTCCGTATATGAGGATTAGAGTATGAGTTTACTCGATGAAGCGTTTGAAAAATTTACGATCATGAACAAAGTGCGAACAGACGACGGCTACGGCGGTGTAGTGACCACATGGACTGACGGAGCAACCATTGAGGGTGCAATGGTGTTGTCGAACTCCCCCGAGACGATTACGGCACAGGCAATGGGAGCAACTAATATCTATGTTCTTACGGTGCGTAAAGACACTTTGCTTGATTATCATGATGTTATCAAACGGCAGTCCGACAATAAGATATTCAGGATCACTACCGACAGCGATGATTTAAAAACACCTGCAAGTGCTTCCCTGAATATGCGACAGTATAAGTGCGAGGCGTGGACGTTATCATGAATAAAGCACAGGCTCTCAACTCATTCTGGAATGGCTTTGATTTAAAGGCTTATGACGAAAACAGCGTTCCCGATGGGGCGCAGTTGCCGTATATAACTTACGAAAGTGTTGACGGTGAATTTAACCGCAGAATAGCGGCTACCGCTTCAATTTGGTGTCGATCATCTTCGTGGGAAGAAATCACCCTTAAAGAGATGGAGATCGCTGACAGAATCGGACTTGGTGGGATACTTGTACCGTATGATGGTGGTTCTATCTGGATTTGCAAAGGTGCTCCATGGGCGCAGAGAATGTCAGACACTGATGATACTATCCGTAGAATTGTCTTGAATGTCGAACTCGAATTTATAGGAGGATAAAAATGAAATTTACGCAGATTCCCACTGATACTTTTCAGAACCTGCAGATGAACGCAGGTATTCTTGTCAGTGACTTTACACCCTCAAGTGGCACGATAGGACAAGATGGTCTTATCGGTGCCACTACTGGCGGTGTGCAGTTTCAGGATGCTCTGACATTTGTCGATTTCGGTGATGATATCGACAACTGCCCGAAAAATATGATGGAACTGAAAGTGCTTCAGTCTCATGAAGTTACAATGTCTGGTACATTCGTAACGATTTCTGCAGATACTGCGGCTCTGCTTGCAGGTGCGGCATCAAAAACCGCAGGGACAAGCGGTGCTCCCGATAAAGTTACACCGAGGAATGATGTGCTCACAACCGACTTCAAGGACCTTTGGTGGATTGGAGATTATAGCGATGTGAATACAGGCGACAATGCCGGATTCCTGGCTATTCACCTTATGAATGCTCTGAATACTGACGGCTTCAGGATCCAGACCACTGATAGAGAAAAAGGTCAGTTCGCATTTAACTTTATGGGACATTATAGCATGGCGGCACAGGATACTGTTCCCTATGAAATCTATGTCAAAGCAGGTACCACCTGAGCATAATTGGAGGATTTAAAACATGAAAAGGCTGTCGGACTATGAGGGCGAAGAAGCGATCCTTTTATGGGGTGAGTTATTCGATCCTATGATTGAATTGCTTTCTGATGATGATATAACAGAAGCCATTCGGAAAAAAGAATCCACGATGTTTGATGTGGCGAAATTAGCTCTCAAGAAACACCCTAAAGAACTTTATACAATACTAAAGCGTGTCGACGATGACAAAATTAATGCCGCAAATGTTTTGACAAAGGTCGTGGTTTTTCTTACCGAGTTGGTTACTAATGGAAAAGCGACAGCTTTTTTCAACTCTGCAGAGTCGGGAGGCGAGGAAAAAGAATCTTCTGGCTCTGCTACGGAGAATACAGAGGACGGCTCGAAATAGAGCCGTTCTCTCAGTATTTAATGGCTCGTTTAGAGCAGGATACAATCGACATGTCATATAAGACTTATGTTACTAAGTCACTACAAATTATACCAGAACATAAACAGCTTACCATAAGTTTCAACGATATGATCGATTTTGATAAACGGTCTACTACTATTGAAGATGCTAGCGAAGTAGCACAAGACATTATTCAAAGAGCAGGATTGACGATAGAATGAATGTATTTGATCTGAGTGCGAAAATTGCAATGGATATCAACGGATATCTGAAAGGTATGGACACAGCCAAGGCTGTGGCTATTAGTACGCTTTCAGTTATCGGTAGTGCCGTGTCCGACTTCATGCAGTCATCTATTGAAGTTGGCAAGGGTTTCGATAAATCCATGTCGCAAGTAGCGGCTACCATGGGTATGTCAGTTGCTGATATGCACGATCCCACAACACAAGCTTCAAAAGATTTTGAAGCACTAAGTGAGTTTGCTCAGACAATGGGACGTACTACGGCATTTACAGCCAGACAAGCCGCTGACGCTTTAAATTATATGGCCCTCGCAGGATACTCCGTCGAGAAATCAATGAACACACTTCCTAGCGTGTTGACTCTTGCGGCGGCAGGTAATATGGACCTTGCGAGAGCGTCTGACGTTGTTACAGATGTTGAAACTGCATTTGGTAATAGTACCAAACGCACAACGCAGATGATTGACGAAATGGCGAAAACTGCATCTATCAGCAATACATCTGTTGAGCAGTTAGGTGACGCTTTCCTTGTTGTCGGCGGTCTGGTGCAGGAGTTGAATGGCGGTTTCATTGAACTTGCTGACGGAACAAAAGCAGAGGTTGACGGCGTTCAGGAACTTGAAATTGCTCTTGGTGCTATGGCAAATGCAGGTGTCAAAGGATCTGAAGCAGGTACGCACATGCGTAATATGCTCTTGAAACTTTCAAGTCCTACTGCCGAAGGTACCAAACGTCTTGAAGCAATGGGCGTTGCCGTGTTTGACGCTGAAGGCAACATGCGATCCCTGTCAGATGTTTTTGGAGATTTGAACGTATCTCTTGAAACAATGACACAAAAGGACAGAATACAAGCTATTTCTGATCTTTTCAATACGAGGGACCTTGCATCGGCTGAGGCATTGTTGAATGCCGTTGGTCAAGACTGGGATAAAATAGGAGCGAAAATTCTTGACGCTAAAGGCGCAGGGGATGAAATGGCAAAGGTGCAGATGGATAACCTTGCCGGAGATATGACTTATTTCCAGTCTGCCGTTGAGGGTGCTCAAATCGCAATGAGTGACGGTGCCACGCCTGCATTAAGAAAACTTACTCAGTTTGGAACTGCGGCTGTTACTGATTTAACAAATGCGTTTAAGGGACTTCCACCTGAAATCCAAAGCACTGTCAGCATGATTGGTTTAATTGGTGGTAAGGCCCTTGAAGTCATACCGCAAGTTATGTCTCTTATTACTACTGTGTTAGAATTAAAAGCCGCTAAAACATTAGCAGGGCTTTCTAATACTACGGAGGGGATAGAACAGCTCGGCCAGAAAGGTAGCTCTACTGGTAAGATTATTGCAGGTGTTACAGCAGGTTTATTTGCTTTCGGTACTGCAGTTACAATTGCAGGAGAAGAAGTCAAAAGACAGAATCAGGCGACTGTGGACGCGGGAGCCGCTTATGAAATTGACTTAGCAGGAGGAATTGAAGCGGCTCGCAAGAACTTCGATGAATTTATAAAGGTATCTGGTGACGCCACTCTTGCGCAGGAAGCAATGACCGATGCAAGCGCAAAGCAAAAAGAAGCTCTTGAAGCGTTTAACACAGCTAATGCTGACTACACAGATTTCCTTGTAAAATATCCTGCTATGTCTAAAGGTGTTGTCAAAGCGGGTGACAGTATTATGGATTCGGAGGGCCATACTGTTACCGTCACGAAGGATCTTGTTCAGCAATATCAGAGTTTACAGAAGCGTGTAAACGAATCAAGAACTGCATTGGACAATGCAAATGGTCTTGTTAAAGATACAACAAGATATATGGATGAACTTGGTGAGAATACCGAGGCAACGGCAGGTATTTTTGATGATGCAGGGAATACCATTACAGATTTTGCAACTAAAGTTAAAAAGTCCGTAGAGTATATCCCAAGGACTACAAAGACAGCTATGCTTACAGTAGCGGAAGCCGTTAGTGGCATGAAAACGTCTTTGACTGATAGCGCAAAGTCTATTACCAACTGGTTCGACGAGGTAGAGAAGCAAGAGAAACTTTCTGCGGATGAATTGGCCCAAAATTTATCAGATCAGATAGAGTCGATGAAAAATTGGGAAAACAACTTGCAATACCTGTCCGACAAGGGCATAAATCAGGAGCTACTTAAATATCTCGCTGATATGGGTCCTAAGGGTGCCAATTACGTCCAAGCCTTTGTTGATGCGGCGAATGGAGAAACAGAAGTAGGTCTGGACGAAATGAATCGTTTATGGGCTGAGAAACTTCAACTTGAAGAAGCCGTTAACTCTGAGGCAGAAGGAGTGCTGCATTCTGTCGGTGTTATGGCGGCAGGATCTGAAAATGCACTTGCTGACTTAGCAGTAGCGGCGGCAAAATATGGACGGCAACTTCCCGAGGGTGTAGCAGAAGCTATTATCGCGTCAACTCCGGATGCTACGCTTGCCGCAAAAGCTTTACGAAATGCCGCCATAAGTTTCGATCTTTATGGTCCCGGCTATGATATTGGTACTAATATGGTTTTAGGTGTTGTTCGTGGCATAAATGCCAATGCTGATTCTGCGGTAAACGCGGCGGCGGCAATGTCGAATAGGACCATATCCAAAACACGGGCTATTATGGCAATTCAATCTCCGTCAAAAGTATTTGAGGAAATCGGTAGATACATCGATATGGGTCTTGCACAAGGTATTGACAAGTATGTTGATCTGCCTGTTGATTCTGCTGAGGCATTATCAAACGACGTTATTAATAGCATGGACGTTGGCACGTACAACTACGGTGCAGGCTTCGGCGGCGAGTCAGATGCTTATGATTATACCGAGGAAATACCGCAAAGCGGATCTCCTGTAAACGTAACCATGAATATCTATGGAGCTGAGGGACAGGACGTACAGGAGCTTGCTACTATTATAAGTCAAGAACTTGCGCTCAGATTGCAAGCGGAGGAGAAAACATGGGCATAAATTATCTCGTATTCAACGGTAAGTCCAGTCTTGATTTCGGACTTTATGTTGGTGGTCAATATACGTTTAGATCTCCACATAGGGACGTTTCTCGTGTGTATGTTCCCGGGAAAAACGGCGATTTGATTCTTGACAATGGAAGATTTACAAACTCTATCATTGACTATAATCTTGTTGGTGTCGAGAATTTTGATCTGAAAACAGACAAGATCCGTGAATGGTTGCTTGAACCAGTAAGTTATGCGAGACTCGAAGATTCGTATCATCCAGATCACTTTCGTGAAGCAAGGGTTTATACTGACATAGATTTTACAATGTATAATCTTAATAAATCAGGTAAAGGAGTTATTCGCTTTGATTGTAAACCACAGCTGTTTTTGAAGTCTGGCGAACAAAAATTAACATTTACATCTGCAGGTGCTATTCTTAATCCTACGAAGTATGACAGTAAGCCTATTATTCGAGTATACGGATCTGGCGCAGGTACAGTGACAATTGGGAATCAGATTATCACGATTACGGATATAAATGGTTATACTGATATAAACAGTGATACCATGGATTGCTATAATGAAGCTACAAACAGGAATGCTTATGTCAGTTTGAGTAAATTTCCGCAGTTGCCGTCTGGCAAGACAGGAATTTCGTTTACTGGCGGAGTTACAAATGTAGAAGTCCGTGGAAGGTGGTGGACAGTATGACACCTATTTTATTTGATGAAAACGAAATTAATTTCAATACTCTCGGCATCGGTGCTCTTACCGATGCTACAATGTGCAAGGTAAGTCGCGTGCTGAATGGGGTCGATGAACTTTCCTTGCAGTATCCTGTCGGTGGAAGCCGTTTTTCTGACATAAAATTATCAAGAATTATTTATGCTCAACCTGAGTTCAATAAAGATCCCCAGCCATATAGAATTTATCACATCTCAACGCCATTAATGGGTGTAATTACTGTTCTTGCGAGGCATGTGAGCGAACAGCGGAATTATATTCCTGTTAAACCGTTCAGCGCAACGAGTGTTACAGATGCATTTGCTAAGTTGCCGTTAAATACTCTTGAAGACAATCCATTTGAATTCTGGACAGATAAGACCACATCCGCTAACTTCAATCTGACCGTTCCGACATCGCTTGGTCAGGTTCTTGGTGGAATGGAGGGAAGCATTCTCGATACTTTCCATGGAGAATATGAGTTCGACAAATGGCTTGTAAGACTGTGGAATCATAGAGGCGAGGATCGTGGCGTAACTATCCGATACGGGAAGAACATGACCAATCTCGTAAAAAACGACAGTATCGATAATACAATCACGGGGATCGTTCCATATTGGGTTGATGCCGATGGCAATGTGGTAACTTTACCAGAATACGCTGTCCAGAGCGAGTATGCTGATTCGTATCCTTTTAAAAGAACAGTTGTAGTAGATTTTTCTGCTGACTTTGCGGAAGCTCCTACTGAGGCTCAATTACGCAGTAGGGCGCAAGCCTACATCACGAATAATAATATAGGTCTGCCGACGCTTAGTTTGAGGGTGTTTTTTGAACAGTTATCTCAGTACCCTGAATATGCTGATTATAAACTGCTTGATACTATGAATTTGGGTGATACTATTCAAGTTATTTACGACGATTATGATATATCTGTATCTGCAAGAATCGTCGAAACTGAATATGATTGTTTACTCGAAAAGTATCAATCAGTTACTATAGGAAGTGTTAGAGCTTCTCTTGAAAGCAGTATTAAACAGGCCAATGATGCTACTATATCCAAAGTAAATACTGCGCTTACTGAATCAAAAAGTTTTGTCCGTTCTAAAGTCGATGAAATGACCGCAAAGATCACGGGTATTAACGGTGGTCATGTTGTCATGCATCTTGATGCTAATGATGAACCGTATGAGATTCTTGTTATGGATACCGATGACATTAATACTGCTGTTCATGTTCTCAGGATCAACATGAATGGTATTGGATTTTCCGATAGCGGTTATGCAGGACCATATGATACTGCGTGGACTCTTGACGGAAATTTTGTTGCTGACTTTATTACGGCAGGTACGATGCTTGCGAATAGAATAAAGGGTGGTACACTTACGCTTGGCGGTTTAAACGATAGTAGTGGATTATTGTTATTGTATGATGGCAATAATAATCAAATTGTTAAATTATCGCATCTTGGTATTGATTTGAATTGGTTGCTTACTTGTCGATATTATCCGCCGGGTACATCGCAAGCATTTCCACAATCTGTTGATATTGATGTCGATACTGGTATATCGTTCATTAATACTGAAATGGTATTCTATATTGAGGGGAAACAGAAGGTTGTTATCTCGCACTTTCCGTTTATATTTGATGATGATCATCAGATTGATTTTAATACATATAAGCCGCATCTTGGATGGACAACCGCTGATGCTATTAAACAGTCGCCTTTATGCATAAATTTGGGCGAGGCTGTAAACGGCTTGCAAATCGTGTGCGGTTATATTGATGGTAATACCGAATCTTCAATAGTACCGTTTGAAGTATTTAACGACTCGGCATATCATACTCCTTTTGGAAGTACGTTTACTCGTGGTGTCAATATTGGTAGATGTTTATACTTTTCTAAGCTATTTAAACTTGTAAATAGTAGTGAAACGTTAGACGGCAGTGGAACGTCTTCTACTCAGGCAATAAAAATTACTCGTACCGATGGTAATGATGCATTATTGCGTATTAACGGTATTGAAGCTAATACAATTACTGCCACAAATTTTGGCGGCAACGCTTATACTGCAAATGAGCGATATGCATATGGTACTTGGTATTTTACTGGTGGGAGTTCCTTTAACGTAGGACTATCCACGTGGTTCAGATCCAAAAATAGCAGTGGTGCTTATACATGGAGCCAAGTGCGTTGTGGTTTTCTTGAAGCTAATGAGAATATTAGTTGTCGTGGTAACTTTAGTTGTACTGGCACAAAAAGTCGAGTAGTTAAAACAAAAGAATACAGTGACCGTCTTTTATATGCTTATGAAACACCATCACCATTATTTGGCGATGTTGGAGAAGGTCAAATCGGAGAAGACGGAATATGCTATGTTTGGCTTGATCCTATTTTAGCAGAGACTATAACGACTAACCAATATCAAGTTTTTCTGCAAAGATATGGATCTGGTGAATGTTATGTGTTAGAACGAAAAGCAGGATGCTTTGTCGTAACTGGTACGCCATTGCTTAGTTTCGGATGGGAACTTAAAGCAAAGCAAGCCGATTTCGATCAAAAACGTCTTGAAATACTTAATGACTGGAATATACCAGACACCAATGATTATGGCGAAGACGCTATGAATTACATAAAAGAATTGAATGAAGGGAGATTAACAGTATGAAAATCGTAACAAGCACAACAATATTTAATGACGCAGTAGGAATGAGGATGTCTATCACTTATTCTGAGATTAATGAAAGTACTGGTCAGATCATATCTGACAACAAGAGGATCGACCGTGTTGTAACTGATAAAACAGTTAAGACTGCCGCATCTACCGTTACTGATTATGCGCAGGAATTCGTTGATGCTTTGGAGGACTAACGAATGATATTCAAGGAAATTTACGTTTCTCGCAAAGAGCCGATTAGAATACAGACTACACAGTACACGAATGCTGTGCCTCTTGTATTTCGTATTATGGACTGGGAGATCCCGTCAGGTGCTATTGCTCAGATCTATGTCAAGAAGCCGTCTGGAACGATGGTCTTTAATAATGCTGAAATCGACGAAAATGATATTACTGTTACAGCTACTACTCAAATGACTGCTGAGGTAGGAGATAATGAAGGACAGATCAGAGTTGAGGCAAACAGCAAAGTCCTGCATACTTTTGTATTTACTCTTGAAGTCAGCGAAACGATTATCGATGATTCTGCCATCGAATCGCAGGACGAATTCACAGCCCTTGAAGAAGCACTTTCTGAAGTACAGAACTTTGTGCCAAAGACAGCTGTCGCTTCTAAGGGATCTGCTACTAAAGGAGTTTATTTTGATGATAACGGTGTAGCGCAACCTATGACGTATGATCTTGCAAAAAGTGTTCCAAGTGATGCAGTATTTACTGATACATGGGTACAGAATGCGGTTGACAAAGCAGGTTATGTTTCTGCACCTACTGC